GCACGGCGTCCGCCAGCTGGATCTCGTTTTGCGGGTCCAGCACGGTATTTTTTGCGCTTAACCCCACGGCTGCTGTCAGCGTCTTAATCTTGTCACGCATAGTAGCGAACGGCGGCACGCGCGGCTTGACCCGTATCGTCAGGTACCATTCAACGACAGCAAGGTCATCCGCGATCGATGCGTCGTAATCAGCCAGCACCATCCGTGCATAGGGTGCAAGGGCATCGGCGTGCGATAGAACCGGCAGAGTTGCGTCGTGTTTGACCAAGTGGATGTGGATTTCAACATTCTCATCAGCGGCGGCATTGAGAAAGGCCGTCAACCGTCGCTTATTACCGTTACGCTGGTTATTCAAGATGACCGAAAAAGGAGCACCCGGAAAGCGAATAACCGTCATGATCGAACCATCCGCTAGCAACAGGACGGTCGGCTCAATGTGATCGATATAAGGAAAGTAGTAGTCGCTGGCTACTTCACCAGCGACATATCCGGCATATTCCATAATACGCTCAGTCAACATCACTAAAACCTCCGCAGCGATAGGGTGAATGAAGCGGGAAGGACGCGATATGTGCCCCGCCCCACTCTCTTGTATTGAGACAGCGGAAGTCCAGTCGAAGCCACGCGACAAAGATATCCCAGCCGTGGTAGTCATTACGCAGCATGATCTTGGCTGCCGACCAAAACATGGCAATACCGCCAACCCATACAGCGTCGAAAATCAAGTCGTTGACAAAATCGTCGGTATTATAGAGTAGCAGGCCCAACATCCCCGCTCCGATCAGGGAAACCGCCAGGGTATGCGGCAGCCCGAACGTCAGCGGCGGTCTTGTGGCTGCCAGATCGAAGGCTTCTTCTTCAAGCGGGTTCGGGTCCTGCTGCATGGTTTTAGCCGAGGCCGAGCAGGCCGACGACGGCCGGGGTTTTAGCCAAACCCAGCGCACCGGCGCCCATCACGGTTAAGCCTTCAACGGTGTGACGGCCCCCCATCAGGCGCAGAAAGCCCCAGCCGACACCGGCAACGGCAATAGCCCGGAAGGTCATAATGGCCGCCTGCGAGACGGGCGCAGCGCCAATGACGTCCTGCGCCAGCGCACTGCCGGCCATGGCGATAGTCAGGCCGATAGCGATATAGACGGTCTGCTTTAGGTTACTGTGCATGCGCGGTTTCCTGTAGAACAATTGCCCGGGGTTTTTGACTGCACGCGGCAAGCGCCCATGCGTCCCAGGCGGGTGCGCACGGCGGAGGCAGAGCGGGTGGCGGCGTCACCGGCTCGGCAACGCTATCGACGGCGCGGGCACTATCCAGTGCACGGGTCGAATAGGCGGCGGCAAGCAGCGGCGGCGGGTTGCCGTTATATTTAACGAATTCCACACGCAATCCGGCTTCCAGATTGGTGCACGGGTCGAGAATGGTCTGCGCATTTATCGGCTTGTGCATGGCTAGTGAAAGCCAATCGTAATTAACGGTATTAATTTGCGTCAGGCCGCGATCATCGGTGCCGTTAGTATTACGGTTAATAGCCTTCGGGTCGAGTTTCGGGTTTTCCCGCATGGTGATTGCTGCAGCGTGCCGGGCCAGGGTGTCGGTAAACCCGCACCCGACTGCGATCGATAACGCTGCGGCGGCGAGAGCTGTCACGGTTCACAGCCCGGTATGGCGGCGTTGCGGGCGTCCAGTTCGTTCTGGCTGAGCAGGCGGCCATCACCGAACGGCAGGTTGCTATCAGGTACCGTAAGTGATGCCGTGTGCCCGTTGACGCTACGCGTGGCCAGGACACCGACACTGACGCTGATAACAGCGATGGTAAGTGCGACTCCAGAAATCCGCATGTGTGAGGTTGCTCCGTTATCTGAGAGCCAGCCTTACCATGCTACAATCCGTATGGTCAATAGGAATTATATGTTTGCTATGGATAATAGATTAGGCTATGTGTAACGGGAGAGCGCTGTGAGCGTAGATAAGGATGCCCGTGTGCCAGGAATGGTGACGACTTACCAATTTTCTGACGAACTGATGGAAAAGATAAAGCGATACCAACACGGTAACGCTAAGGACTCGCGTATAGCGGCGGTCCGTCAGATGTTGGAGGAAGCCTATGCGGCCTGGGAACTACGGATTAACTCGCGCCAGAGTTGACTCGCGGTTTTGTAAGGAGTATCGCCGATGCGTGTTTTTACGCATCGGGTGATACATGCCCTTCACGCCTAAGCCGTGGTGGCCGTAGCCCCGCGTAAGATTGGCTTGGCGGCATGGTACAACGCAGTTAATGCGGTCCGCGGGTTCTCGCTTGCGCCGCACCACTACCCGCTCATCGCCGGACTGGAAGACCACCGGATTGAGAACTTCCTGTCGCTCGGCCCCCCGGGTACGGGCAAGTCGGGTATCGTGAGTTCGGTATATCCGGTCTGGGAATTGGGCCACGATCCGACCTTAACGATCATGGCCGTGTCCGCCGGCGAGAAGCTGCCGCAGGGTTTCATGCAGGCGGCGGCTCAGATCGTCCAGCATGACAAGACCTGGGCGGAGACGTTTCCCGATGTGAGGCCCGCGCCTGAACTGGGTTGGTCGAAGACCGGTGGGCTGTTTGTCAGCGGGCATCATCAGTCCGATCCGGATGCCAGCTTCATCAGTATCGGATTGGCGAGTAAAGCCTTGACCGGGTTGCACGCCCGTTTACACATTTACGATGACATCCATGACCGGGAAAATTCTTCTACCCTTGAAGGCCGGGCGCAGGTTGTCCGTACCTACTACGATACCCTGCTGGGCCGGGCGGATCCCCGAGGCTGTCGTCGGGTTGCGGTTGGCCGCTGGTGGGCTGAAGATGACGTCTATCAGGAGTGGATCAGTTCTGGCGATTGGGTGGTCCTGCAACTGCCTGCGGCGCGGCCGGGGCAAGTGCGCCTCTGGTACGATGTCTTCGTGCCGCGTGGGCTGGAGTGCATCTATACCGAAACCCTGCCAAAGAACGCTATCCAGGATGAAACCAGCCGCTATGTCCGTTATCGCGCGTACTATGGCGCGGTCGATCCAACGCGGGAAGGTTTTTATTGGCCGGGAAGCCCGTCTAAGCGCACGGAGTATCAAGCGGTCCAAAGGCGGCGGCCGCGCATTGCCGCGGTCAACTATAACGGTGATATGCGTGGTGCCGGGGATCCGGTATTCGTCGAAGGCGATTTCGTACCTTATTTCCCGCCGGAAGATCTGGAGATAGGTGCGACCAACGCCGGGGTGCATGCATGGTGCAAAGCTATGCACGGCGATATCGAGCAAGCCTGGGATACCGCACTCGGGCAGCCGCAATCCGGATCGATGACCGTAGCGCTGACCGGGTTGCTGGTGCCGTGCAAGGAATGGCATTGCGGAGAAGATACCGACATCGTTGGCGCATGCGATTTCCATTTTGACGTGTATCTTCTCGATATCATGTCTAAAAGTCTGGATTTCCGGAAACTCGTTTTAGCCCTCAGAGCGGAGTATGCTAAATGGATGCCGCATATGATAACCGTAGAGGAAAAAGCCTCCGGTGTATCGCTGCTGCAGATGTTCCGTGGCGGCCATATTCCAATTCGCGGTCAGAAAGTCGAACAGGGCAAGATTGCGCGAGCAGTCAATCCGGTATTTCAGACGGGGCTGCCTATCTCCGGTGGTGCCGCATCCGTGCAGGGCTGGGGCCGGATGGGCCGGATCCGCTACCCGATTGGACAGCGTTGGGTCACGCATGGCGAGGACGGCGATAAGGACAGTGGTTTTTTAGGTAAGGTATTATCTTATAAAGGAGGCGGCAGTGACAGCGGATCGGACGAATTCGATGCTTTGGTACACCTTGTCACTCGGGCTATTTTGCGCAGTCACCGGCATGGCCGTATTGGCGTGGAAAAAGCCGTTGATGCTGAACAGCTTGAAATCGCTAAAAGACTATCGATTGACCCGCGTTTCCAGGTAATTCAGGCTTTGCAAACGGTGTCAGCGCAGCCGACCGGTCTGTTCAACCCAACCACCGGCATGTGCGGCGGCTGCTACAAGCACGGCGTTCATGAAAACCGGGAGTGGTGTCACTTGCATAAACGTACCACCATGGCTTTCAACGGATGTTCTTACTGGATGTCACGAGAGGATGCGCAGCGCCGTGAAACCCTTTAATATTAATGAGCGGCCGGACCCGTCAAAACCCGGTGCCAAGCTGCCAACTCTTGGCACCAAGATAGCAGGCAATAACGGATTGCCAACCGGGGTTATCGACGTTGATTCCTATCTGGCGGCGTTGCACACCAGCATCGGCGATTCGGCTCGACTGGTCAAGAACAACTTTATGGAAGCGGTCAAGGCACTGGGCGGCGACCCGGTGCCGCAGGCGTATTCCTATGCGTCGTTTTCGTTCATGCCGGATCCGACGAATTACGGTCTGGTATCCTGGCCAGGATTGCAGCCGGAGGCGCTGCGCAAGATATCACGCGAGAACATCGCACCGCAAATGATTATCCGTTCCCGGGTTACCGATCTGCGACGCTACTCCGGCTTGTCGTCGCATCCCTGGAAGCCGGGTTGGCATATCGTATTGATGGATGCGGAGAAAACCCCGACTGCGCAAGACCGAAAGGATATCAAAGATGCGGAACGTTTCATCTGGAACTGTAGCCGCGACATCGGCTATATGGATGCCCGCGAGCGCGATGCAGGACTTATCCACCCCTTCGAAATGTTTTTATGCACATTCGTTGACGATGCACTTACGTTTGACGGATGGGCTTTATGGACCGATATGGATTCCAGTGGCGGTGTCCGGTCCTTTGTCAACCTCCCCGCCGGCTCCATTAGACTGGCGGTACCGACCCGCGGTTACAAGGGAAACCGTGAGCACTTCGCCTGTCTGGTGGACGAGACTGGTAACCCGGTTAAGCCGTTTACGCGGAAAGAACTGACATGGCGAGTCCGGAACGCCCGTAATGATCCGGCAGTCATGGGCTACGGTTGGTCTGAAATCGAAATGGCTATACGGTTGATCCAGGGTTTTCAATCAGCCATTGACTTAAACGTTTCGACTTTCGATCAAAACTGCTACTCGGCTGATACCGAGGTTATGACTAAATCCGGGTGGAAAACTTTCGATGCGGTGTCCGTAGAGTTAGATGAGTTTGCGACGCTTAATCTCGCCACCGGGAACATGGAGTACCAGAAAGCTACGGGGCAAACGTGGGGTGATTATGACGGAGATATGTACTGGCTAAAATCTCGTTCGGTTGATCTGTACGTCACGCCGGAACACCGAATCATAACTCAGTACGTACCGGGATGCGCGACTAACGGAGACTTTTCGTACACGGTTACTAAGGCTTCTGACCTATACGAAAAATACCAAGGCATGAGTGTGCGGTCACGGGAAAACTATGCGCTGCCGACTGTGTCAAAGTGGGTTGGACGACCTATTCCGGATCAGGATTTCGCATGTAATCCTGCGCATTACGCGGTTACGTCAAAACGTGTGTCTGGCGATGACTATTGCGCTTTTATGGGTATGTATCTTGCGGAAGGAAACCTTGCGCCCCGAGTAGCCGATGAACCAGGAACAAAACATCGGATTGATATTCATCAATATCCTACGTCAAAGGCGTTTGCGATTTTTCGCGATCTGATAAAGCGTCTTACGGGAAAAGAACCGTTGTGCGACCGAAACCGCATGAGCATCGGCTGGTACGGGCTGGCTCAGCACCTTAGCCAGTTTGGCACCAACTGTTATAACAAGCGCATTCCGCAGATTATTTTGGACGCACCCCCGCGGCAACAGCAAATATTCTGGGATTACTATCTGCTAGGTGACGGGTCGGTGACGTGGCAGCAAACTGAAAACTCATCAGTGCCGCATTCGACACAGCATATCGCGACGACCAGTCGCGTCATGGCAGATCAGTTGCAGGAACTGCTGCAGAAGATGGGCTACTCGGGTCGGATTGGCACGATTACGCCTAGTGCTGACTGTGGTGAGATAAAAGGGGCCGCGGTTAAGACCCGTGCAACGCGCTATGACGTGTATCTGAAAAAATCTAAAATGAACTCCATGAATATGGAAAAGGGGTACTACAGGGGTAAGGTTGGTTGCGTATCTGTTCCTAACGGGACGCTCTATGTGCGCCGAAACGGCAAGGCTGCTTGGTGTGGAAATAGCATACCAAACGGAATGTTGCTATTACGTGGCGATTATTTTCAAGAAGATCAGATCGACGCCCTGGTGCGGGAATGGACCAACATGAAGCGCGGCGTGTCCAAGCTCTGGGGCATGCCGGTAATGTCTATTCCCGCTGACGGCGAAGTGGAGGTGCTGCGCTTTCAGGATCTCAAAGGCGACGATGTGCGCTATCGCGACCACATGAACATGATGGCCGGCCTGTGCTGCGTGGTCTATAATTTCCCGATCCGCCGCTTGGGCATGTTCACCTCGGGCCACCACAAGGACAATGCGCCTTTAGAAGATGCCAGCGTGGAAGTGCAGGGCGCCGATGACGGTGGTTTGCCGGCGCTGCTGGAGCACCTGGAAGGTGGTATCAACCCCTATCTGCTGTGGTCGAACTGGCCGCATCTGAAATTCGAGTTCGTCAACAAGGACCCCAAAGCCAGCGCGCGTGAGTACGAGGCACGCAAGACGGCGCGGACCTGGGGCGAGGCCCGCGCCGAGGCCGATCTGCCGAAGCTGGAGAAGCTGTTCGGGCCGGAGTTGCAAGACCTTGCCAAGCTGATGGACCTGTGTCCTGAAGATCCCATAAAGGCGGCCGTATATCAAACTGTAGCTACAGTCATGCTGCAGGCTGAGTTGGCACCACCGGAAACCGGCGAGGGCGGCAATAAGAGCACCGGTGGCAGCACGGCAAAGAACGGTCCGCGCATCATGACGTCGTCGGATCCGGCCAAGAAGCTGGCGCACGGTCACATGGCAGGAACTAAGCGGGATAGCCGGGCGGAAAAAGATAACGCAACAGGAAAGGTCCATTAACATGGCGCATAGACCTCCATTCATATTGGCGTTCGCGGCTGACCAGCAGGGCTGCGGATTTCATCGTGTAATGACTCCCTTAGCCTCTTTGGTCAGCGCCGGCGTTGCTAATGGGCGCATCGATTCCAATGCCTGGGATGATGATATCGCGGTCGCTTGCGACCCGGATGTCGTTATATGGCAGCGACAGGTGGAAGATAGCCAGATCGCCACGATGCAGCGCTGGCGGCAAAAGCTGCCAAAAGCCTTATTCGTTTTTGAGCTGGACGATTACCTGGACGAAATTCCACCGGCGTCGTTTCACGCCTCTTTCATGCCGCCGGATATCAGGGATCGGATTGTCAGGGCGATAGCGATCTGTGACCGGGTGACCACGTCGACCCGGCCACTGGCGGACTGGCTGGTTGGGTTGCTGCCGGTCGGCTCAAGGACACAGGTGCTGGTGGTGCCGAACGCTCTGCCGGCAGGCCGGCTGCAGGAACGCCCGGCGCGCACCAGTGCTAAGCTGCGTGTGGGGTTCTGCGGCGGCATGTCGCATAATGCTCCGGAACCTACGGTATCGTGGCGAGCGCTGTACGCGAACTCAGTACTCAGCAATGACCTGGAACTGATCAAGCCGGCGATGGAAGCGATCGGCGACGCCGTGGAGTGGGTGTTCTTCGGCGCCCGGCCGGATAATGCACCGGTGCCTGTCGAGTATCATCAGGGCCTGCCACCGCATATGTATCTGGATAAGCTGGCGTCGCTTAATATGGATCTGATGTTGGCACCGCTGGAAGTCAATAAATTCAACGATTGCAAATCTAATCTGCGGATATTGGAAGCGGTGGTTGCCGGTGCCTGTGTCGTTGCTCAGGACACGGTGCCGTATAGAGAGAACAAGCCGCCGGTACACTACGCTGAGGCACCGGAAAGCTGGACCCGTGCGATCCAGGAGTTCGTGAAGATGCCTGCGGACGTGCGGCAGCGCGAGGCTGATCTGCTGCGCACCTGGGCTAACCGGCATTATAGCCTGGAGCGCGTGCTGCCGACGCGTATGCAGGCGTGGTTGCCGGGAGTGGTTGGCAGCGAATGGCGACCGAAAGTGGTGGATCCTACGACGAAATTTACCATTGCCTGCACCGACAAGGTAGTGACGACACAATTGCGCGCAACCAAAGTACTGGATCAAGGGCGCTTTAACGAAAACGGGCTGGAAAGTGCCTGTCGTGATGCCCTGCTGCTGGGCACCAATGTGCTGTGGTTGCGGTCCGGTGCAGTGCTCGGGCCGAATTGCTTTGGCGTGCTGCAGGCGACTTTGGCGCAGAGCAAGGACTGCGCCGCGGTGGTGCCGCTGGCGTCGGACGGCTGGAATTCATTTCCGCAAATAGATCACTGGGTGCCGTTGCCGCAATCCGTGGTCGATGCGCTAAGCCGAATCGTTGCCGCTGAGTTTGATGACGTTACCTTGCCGGTGCAGGCGCCGGTCGGGCCGGTCACATACCTGTCTCTGCAAGCGCTTAAAATGCTGGGTGTACCGGATGTAGCTGGTAACGACAGCAATGAAGAGCAGGCGCTTTTGGAATGGGGGCTGAATGCGACGGCGCGCGAGTGGCGTACCGTCCAGACTGTCGGCAGTTTTGCCAGCGCGACCTCGGCGCCGGTGCCGGCGACACAGAAATCGGTCACCCGGTTGCAGGCGCGCGGCTATGGCGAGTTGCTGAAGGCCAAGCCTGACCGAGTGCTGACGCCTGCGTCGCGGCAGAAAATCGAGGTTGAACTGCTGAAACAGCAATGGGGCGGCCCGCGGCCCGGCGCCATGGGGTTCGACAACACCTATGAATCCTGGTCGATGCTGCGCAAGGTGCAGGATAGCCTCGCAGGGTTTGCCGGCGATCCCGAAGGGGTTTATCGCGGCAGTTGCATTGTGCGGTCTTTAGGCGATGACCCCCCGGACTGGTCGGAGAATGCCTGGATTATCTTCACGGATCACACCATTGCATTGCATGACACCGCTTTACGCGAGTTCAGCAGCGCTATTGCCGAGGCCCCCCGGGGGGCTGAACTGATCTACGCCGACCACGAGAACGTCATCGGCACGCAGACTGTGCCGGAGTTCAAACCGGATTTCGACCAGACCTTGCTGATGGCGCAGGATTACGTGACGCCGGTATGCGCGATCAAGGCGTCAGCGTTTGTTAGCGCACCACGGAACCGGATTGGTTTGTTTGAGATTGTCCTGTTGATTTTACGTCATGGCGGCCGAAAAGCCTTTGGCCATATCTCGAAAGTTTTGGCGACCGTGACGACCGATACCGCGCCGGAGGCCATGGCACTGGAAGTCATGCAGCGACAAAACCTGATCAATCGCATATTCGAGCCGGAGCTAACCGTAGCGCCGCATCCGCAGATCCTTGGCTGCCTGACGGCGACCTGGACAATCGAGCAGACCCCTTCTGTTTGTATCGTTATTCCGACTTTGGGTAACAGCCGATTGATAGAGCCGTGCATCAAGACCATCCTGCAGCACACCAATTACCCACATTATGAAATCCTGATTGTTCAGAACGGTGAGCGGGAAGAGCCTGACCTGTCCTCGGCGATCCTGAAATTGCCGAATATTCGAGTGGTTCACTGGGATAAACCCTTCAACTGGGCAGCAGTCAACAACTGGGCGATTGAGCAAACCGATACCGATTATATCGTGACGATGAACGATGACGTTTGCGTCGCCAGCAAAAACTGGCTGGGCAACATGTTGGCGCACGTCGTGCAGCCGGATGTCGGCGCAGTGGGGGCTAAGCTGGTTCACCCGGCCGGGGTACTGCAGCACGTTGGTGTCGTGTGCCATCACGGTATCGCCGGGCACGTGCACAAAGGTCAGGCTAACGGGATATCCGGCTATATGGGCCGGGCTTTGCTGTCGCACGAAGCGATAGCGGTGACCGGCGCTTGCATGCTGTTTTCCCGTGCCGGTTTCGATCTGGTCGATGGCTTTGACGAAGATTTTGCCCTGAATTATAATGACACAGTTTTCTGTCTTGAACTTTATAAGCGCGGCAAACGCAATGTGGTTGAGATGTCGGCGGAACTGCTGCATCCGGAAGCCTCCAGCCGTCCGACCTCCGATACCGCTGAAGGCATGGCGATCCTGACCGCGGATAATATTCGCTTAGCCAAGCTGTACCCGGAGGCGGACCCGTACTGGAATGAGAATTTGCAGATCCAGTCCTCGCAAGGTGGTCTGGTGTTGCAGGGCATGAACGCCGATATGCTGGCCTGGGATGATTTTATACCGAAAGTCGGTGCTAATCGGGTGCTGTTAATCAATGATCTGCCCGGTCCGGCGGGGCGGGTGCTGGATATCGTGCGGGCCGGTGACGTGCCGCTTATGGCCGACCTGTCAGGCTTTAAGATTAAACTGACCGCACCGTCGCCACTTAATATCGCATCCTGGGATGTGCGCCATGTCCGGGATTTCGCCGCCAGCCTGCATGCACTGGGCGTTGGCCGGGTTATCCTGCGGTCCCTGGTTGGCGCGGATGGCGCAGCGCCGCCGGTGGAAACCCTGCGTGCCTTGCTTCTGCTGCAGCCGCGTATCACCGTTGAGATCGATGCTATCGACCTGTCTACCATGGCGCCCTGGCTCGTTGAAGCTGACCGGAACAACAGCGGTGAATCATCCGTATTCGGTTATGTGGATATGGCCGCATGGAAATCGATATACGCCAGTATTACCGCATAGGGAGTGAGCGCGATGGATGACATAAAACTGGCTCTGGATAAAGCGGCGGCCAGTCCGGATCCCGCTGTACGCGGTATGGCGCTGCACTACACCGAGGCCCGTAATAGGTTAGCGGCGCTGGAAGCCTTTTTTGCTTTCTATGCGGAAGGCGCCGTTACGGTGAACGGCAAGGTCTCAGCGCCAAGGTTGATGGAAAAGCCGGTAGCGGCACCGGCGGCTCCGGCCAAGCCTCGGGTAGCCCCGGAAAAGAAATCGGTTGGATCGAACGCTAAAGCGGAGGAGTTTACTCGGGATATCCTGGATATCTTACGTCAAAGCGACAAGCCGGTGAAGCTGCCGGATTTGCAAATGATCTACGAAGCCATGGGCAAGGAGCCTCCGTTGCAGCCGGAGGCTTTTCGCCAGCGCATGATCAAGCGTAAGAACGATGGCGTCATAGGGTTCATCCCCCACGTTGGATACTGGCCGCCGCCGTCGCCGGAAGTTAAATCCGATGCATAGCCCTGAGCAAAGCCCGGATACCGCAATCCAATACCTTATTAAACAATACCGGGATTTGCGGGTAAATTTTGAACAGTTGTCCGCCTGCGTCATGGAGTACGGCGCGCGTCCGCCGGAGCCTGTCGCAGAACCGAGACCGACGGTATCTCTGCAAGAGCATTATAGTATGCTGGATCAGGAAGATTGCGGTTGCGCTATCTGCATGGATTGGGCGCGGCGCCGGGGGGAGTTCTTACGGGCGACCAAGAATATCCCTGACGGCCATAAATGGTCCATTTGTGCGTGCAACGACTGCCGATTTGTCGGGCGATTTCGGTTAAACCTGCTAGCCGCCGCCAACCGGCGTGAGCTGTTAATCGAGATGTCTTTCCACGCCCGGTTTCATTCCCGACACGGCGCGCAGGTTATGGACTGGATTATCAAGGAAATGGCTAAGCCGGGCTATACGGATAACTGGTGTGCGCAGGAGATGAACCGACTGCCCATGGAGCGCTGGCTGCAGCGGTGTGAGAATGCGGTGTCGGGGGCTGTTAGCGGAGCGGTGTTCGTAAACAGCACAATGATGACGGACATGGTGACCCCCTTCAATTCGTCCCTCACCGCGGATGTTGACGCTTCCGGCTGGCTGTAGTAGGGTGTGCTTCACATCCAGCCCCTTTGTGATGCTCGATAACCTTACATAGCCTTGCACGGCCCCCCCGCCATGCAAGGCTATCTTTTGTCGGCTATGCTCCGGAGCATGAGCGATCCCCCTGCTGATCTGCTGGACCGTGCTTTTGTGCTGCGAGTACCTGCGATTATCAAGGCACGACCTGCGGAACCCGGCGGGCGGCGCATTGTCGAGGTTGGCGCGTCAACGGAGCAGATCGATGCGGATGGCGACGTCGTTTTGCAGGAAGCGCTGCTGAAATCGGCGACGAGCTTTGTTGGCAGCGGTCATCTTGACATCGACCATATATCTGAATTCGGTTACCGCATGGGTATCCCGGATCCGTCTAGCTACATCGTCGGCAGACCGCTGGATGTGCGCAAAGGTCCTGATTCGTCAACCATCGTTGAAGGTGAGATATCCAGGGCACTGGACGGCCGGGTCGATCCGGCGCGCAACCGCTTCGATGAGTTCTGGCAGTCGCTGCAGCGGGACCCGCCGGTGGTATGGTTTTCTTCTATCTATGGCTGGCCGACCGATCTGGAGGACTTTTCCAAAGTCGCAAGCTACGCGGGCGGTCCTACGCGTTACCTGATCAAATCGCTCGATTGGCGCTCCCTGGCGTTTACCCGGTCTCCTAAGAATACCGGAATAACCTCGGCAGCCCGGATCATATCGGCAAAATCGTATATCCGGGAACTGGCCAAAGCACATCCATGGGGCATTCCGATGAGCATGCCGGAGATCAGCAAGTTCGGGGTCTGTGAAACCTGTGGGGTGCACACGGAACCGTCTCTGCTAGGCTACCGGCGTCATTTTACGGCTTGCAAGGGGTGCACGCCGGACATGGCCGATGTGTTCGCCCATGCACTGATGCACCAGACCAACATGAGCCGAGCCGGGGCGTTTTCGCCGCGTAAGCGCTAAATCGGCATCAGCGCGTGTAACTTCCGTGACGTAGGGTCAAACATTACCGAGCCATATGCCGTCTGGAGGCTATTACATGGATACGCCGACCGAAGATCCCCGTGCCATGGGTGTTATCACCAAGATGCTGTCCAGGGTGCTTGGCCATATGCCGGCGGAGGACCGTACGGCGCTCATGCAGGACGCCGCTACCATGACGACGTCGGAGTTGGGCAAGGCCAGCGATCAGCTGGCGGCGGCCAAGGGTCCTAACAACATGATGGCGGTTGATTCCGCGCATACCGGCTGGATCGATGACCACTGGAGCGAAACCCGTACCACCGAGGTGCCGCCGGTGTCCAGCGCGCACGGGCCGGGGAGTTCGGCGCCAAGCGGCGATTTCCTTGTCGGGCCAAGCCAGCAGGCTGCCGGGAATGGCGGCGTCAAGATGGAGCGGGAGTATTCCAGGTTCGCTCCGCAGCACGGCATCCAGAATTACGCCGATCAGCTGGGCCGCGATCTGATCGCTGCCAAGAGCGTCATGCGGTCGCTGGTGGCGGCGGTGCAAGGTATCAGCACGCAGATCGATGTGATCAAAGCGACCATGGTGTCCCCGGCGCCCTTGCCCGACGAGGCGGTCATGATTCGGCTGATCGATACCGCGGTCGGCAAGGCGGTGACCGAGGCGGTGGCCAAGGCGGTCAGCCGGATAAGCATCGCTGCCAAGGCCAAGGATGACAAAGACGAAAAAGGCGATGACGAGGAAGCCAAGTCGGCGTCCTTGCTGGCCAAGGCGGACGAGAAAAAGAAGAAGGACGAAGAGGACGAAGACGACAAGCCGTTCGGCAAGGCGGAAGCTGCCGCCGAGTTGCGCGTCGAAGCCAAGGCCCGCGTCGATCACGCCCGGCTGCGCATCGCCAAGGCACTGGATTATGTCGCGGAAGGCAAGCCTAAGGCGGCACAGCGCGCCATGGCCCTGGCGGAAATCAATTTGGCTAAAGCGCAGGAACTGGTCGATGACGTTGTGTCGCTGTGCGACGGCCACGCCGGGCTGAACACTCAGGTGGTTCGCCAGTCGATCGCCAAAGCAAAGAAAGGTATCGCGGCCTCCGTGGCGGATAATCAGGATATCTGGCCGGCCAGTACGGAAACTGAGATGGGCAAGGCGTCGGAGACTGCGACGGGCGAGGCGGCAAAGCCGCCGGCGAATGCCGA